CTAGTGCAAGCGCCGGCCGGTCCACACCACCCGGCCGACGATGTCGACCAGCGCAGGATCAATATCGGTCCAGTCGGGATAATGCGCATTGTCGCTCAGCACGCTGAACCGGCCCCGGAGCGGTCCCAGCGCGATCCGCTTCACCATCAGAACGCCATCCAGCCGCAGGACATAGACGCCATCCCGCAACCGTTCGGCGTCATCATCATGATCGACCATGATATCGTCGCCGTCGCTCAAGGTCGGCGCCATCGATTCGCCATCGACGCGAATGATCGATACGCGCTGCGGCCGCACTCCCAGATGGCGCAGCCAGCGCGCGTCGAAGGCCATCACGCCCGCCGCGCGCTCATCCTCGTCCAGCGTGCCGCCGCCTGCCGAGGCACCCAGCGAAAGGCGGGGGACGGACACCACCGCAGGCGTGCCGCGCACCCGCGCGGACACGACCGGCGCGGGCGTTCCGCCGCCGAGCAATTCTTCGGGCACCCCGAAATAACGAGCCAGCACGCGCCGGTCGTCCTCATCCAGTTTCCGCGGCGTGCCGCGCTTGATGAACTGCTGGATATAGGCCGGGTTGCGGCCGATCAGCCGGGACAGATCGGCGTAATTTTCCCCACGTTCGGCAATCAACCGATCCAGGGCGATCCGGGCATCCTGCGCTTGGTCCATATCCGGTCCATTACCGATAAGATTTTTCCTAGACAAGTAGGAAATAGGGTCTGACATAGGAATATACCTATTGGCTCGCATCGGGCGAGTCGCCATGACTGGGGAGATGAGACGCGATGCTCTTGCGTATGATCGAGACATTCCTGCGCCAGAACGACATGACGCCGACCACATTCGGCCGCCATAGTGCGCGCGATCCGCGCCTGGTGTTCGATTTGCGGCTGGGCCGCGAACCGGGCGAGCGGTTGACGAGGCGTGTAGAACATTTCATGAACACTTATCGCAGGAGCCGGGGCCAATGACAAGGGTCGATCACTATTTCCGCCAGCCCAACCTGATCCGAATGTAGCGGGCCAAAAATTCGGGCCAAAAATTCGGGTCAAAAATTAAGCTGAGAAAGAGCGGTTCAGGGTTCTTGCACAGGCGCTTCAGGCGCCTTTTTTAGTGCCCGGCTCTGAAGCAGCCAGATAGGTTTCCATCTGCGCGCGGCCGACACCAGCAGTCGATCTAGCGCTAGCCTCAAGCGCTTCCTTCACCGCTTCACGAACGGCATCCTCCTGCGATTGGCGCGCGACGGATTCGGCCTTTGCGCGAGGACGCGAGAGACGATCGACGGCGGCCTGCGCCACGGCGGCTAGTACGACATTGCCGAGCCACTTGGCGATCTTGCCGAAGGGAAGTTTCATGCGCATTTCTCCAAAGGAACATTGCCGATGCGATTGATGATCCAGCCCGGCATGAAGGTCTCGTAGGTCGAGTTACCCTCGGTCAGCCGGAGGTAGTGGGCGGCCTGCTGGGCATCCATGAGCTTGATGATCATGCGGCAGGTCTCGACCTTGCCGCGCAACTCCTGGAGCGCGGTATAGGCGGCCATGGTTTTAGTACCGGCCTGACCGTCCACCTTCAGTTCGGCATAATCCCGGCCCTGCCGGTTGAGACTGTTGAGGGCGATCTGCAACCAGCGAGACGGCTGGGCGGGACCGGTATTGACCCCGCTATCCACAGCCTCTTCACCCACCGGCGCGGACAGTTCGATCAGCCGGTCAAAGCCCGGCGCACGGATATAGTCCTCGAAGTAGATTTGCCGGGCCAACTCCTTGGGCAAATCCTTCATCGCGCCCTTGTAACCATGCGCACGGGCGACCTGCTCGGTGATGCCGTGATTGGTGGCCCCACCCGGATCGCGCGGGTTGTTGACGTAGCCGCCTTCGACATTGAAGATCGAGGCGATGATCGCCAGAACAGCGACGGTCAGACCGCCGCCTGCGACTCGAGTGGATAGCTGGGCCATGTCACGCGGCATGGCGGAAAGCGCTGCCGGCCCTTGGTATCCGCCGCTGGCAATCATGCCCAGTCGATGACGGAGCCTGCCCAGCGCGTGTTGGCAGGATCGAGGCGCTCATATGCCTGGAACCGCTCAAAAACGCCATAGTGGATGGCCTCGTTCATACCTGCGGAAAGTTCTGCATCCTCGACCACCAGAACCGGTCGCGTCAGGCCCCTGTCCTTCTTGATCGACCAGAGTTGATTGGTTTCCGCATCGGTCAGGTCGACGAAAGAGAAGGCGAACTGCGATTTGACCACGCCATCGCCAATGGCAAAGCCACCGCCTGGCAGTTCTTCGCGACTCGCGGTGTCCACCGGCATCCGGCCTGGCCCATGCTCCCGGAACTTCTCGAATGCGCGCCCGATCACGAGCGCGCCCGCAAAAAGCGGCGCCGTGCCCGATTGCACCAGGGTCAGCCGAAAATAGCGCGAGGACACCGGCGCGGCGAGGCGCGCAAAACAATGATGACGCGGACCTTCGCTGTCGGCTGCGCGCATCGGGCCAGACACCTTGATCGTCGTGAGGCCAGTGCCCAAGCCGGTTCCCCGCGCAATCGTCCAGGCTGCCGCCGCAGTTGCATTGGTGTAGCCAAGATAGAAGCTGTCGACAGAGACTGCTGCGCCCATGTCGATATCCATGGCGAGTGACGACACCGATGTAGCAATCCATGCCTCATTGGGGTCTGCGGTCAGGAGGTTCGCCTGCCCTGATCCCGTCACGGTCGGCGTCATGGCCACGGTCAGAGGTTTGATGATCAGAACGCCGCTCATGCGAGCTTCCTCAAGACGGTCAGGTTGGTCCGCTCCACCTTTTCCAATTCTCTGGCTCCCAGGACGAAGACGTTGGCGCCGCCGGTATAGCCGGCGCGGGAAGCCGTCAGGCGGATGGGCTTACAAATCAGATCGACCCGCAAGCCTGCCACCTGGAGGATTTCGACGACCATCGGCGCACCGAAAAGGTCGAGTTGCCGGGCCGCTTCTTCTTCAGCGTCCGCCTTGGCCGCCAACGCTGAGACATTCTCGGCCACCGCCGCCAGACTGCCCCACGCCGTTTCAAGCGCGGCAGAGCTGGCGACAGCATTGAGGCAAGCCGAACCGAGCCAGGCTGCAAATTCGGCGTTGACGGTCATTCCGCGACAGCCTCTTCCTCGGGTTCGGCCGCAAGCGCCTCAAGGCGCGTCGCTTCACGCCCGAGCAGGTCGCGGACCGTCCTGTTGACCGAGATGACGTTGGCCATTTGCTCGCGGGCCATGCTGCCATTGGGCAGTTGCGTCAGCAGCGCCTCCAGATCGTCGGCAACCTTGATCGATGCCGCCCGGTCGAGGACGGCCTTGGCGGCCTGCACGCCGCCAAGGGAGGCGGCGGCGAGCTGGCGATCAAGTTGCGTCTGCTGTGCGGCAAGGGCGGCCTGCTGGGCTTCCAGTTCGGCCAGGGTGGTGGTGTCAGTCATGGGATACTCCGGTTGATAAAGAGGTTAGGCGGCTGCCTGCGGGCGCGCACGCTTGGGCGCGCGGCTCTCCAGCCCGTCCATCTGGTCGAGCGTGTCGGCGACGTTGAGCTTGAAACTGGCATTGCCCGAGGCGATCGACAGGATGGCGTTGACGCCAGTCGGACTGTCCAGCACCTCCAGACGCGCCACGACGCGGTCGCGGGAAAGGGTGACCCGATGCGTCTGACCATCCACGCCGACCACCGTCAGTTCGATCGGGTTCTGGATGCCGCCTGCGTCGATCACCTGCTTTTTCACGAAGCCATATTGATCGGTCAGCGCCTCATCGGCCGCGCCGGACCCGATATCATAGCCAATGACGGAGCCTTTGCCTTCATCGCGCTCCTCGACGATGTTGATGGATGCCGCCGGCAGCTCGAAGCGGGCACCATTTTGCAGCTTTAGTTTCAGGGTCGGGATCATGTCATTCTCCTTCAGTTGAGTTGGTCAGAAGCCGGTCACATCCAACACAGCCCAGGAATATTGGGGCTGGCGGTAGTTGTAGCCGGGGGGTGGCGGAGGCGATGGAGGCACGGGAAAAAATGTCGTGCTGAATTGCGTCAGCAAATACTGCGAGGACACGGACGCTCCGTTGACAGCCACCCCCAGTGCAGCCGCCGACATGTTATCGTTGTAGCCATTCTGAGCGCCTGCCACCGGCGTTATCAAACGGTTACTACGCCCTGTCCTTGATCCCATCACGATCGCGTAGGTGGCACCGGCCGGAAGATTGGCGGCAGGCCCGGAACTGCCGGGGTCTGACGCCGTGTCGAACTCGCCGCGCAGCGTTGATGCGATCCGCGCATATCTATGCCGGCTGTCATATTTGACCTGCCCGGCGCGCATGATCCTCATTCCCCACCCCGGCCCGAGGACAGGTGGCTCACCAAATTCATAGCAGGCGACAGTGGTCGATGCGCTGGCGGTGTAGCTCCAGAATGTGAACGTCCAACTGTTTGAGCCGTTATCTCTGGTGACCCAGGCGAGGAACGTGGGCGCAGAGCATTGGAAAGCCACCACCGGCAGTTCGGAAGCGACAAACGTGAAAGCCGCGCTGCGCAGATTGTCTCCTACCAGGCCGGCGCTGACCGTCAGGGTCGTCTTCGATCGCAGCGCCATATTGGCATACAGATCATCGATCTGGATGGAGCCGGTTTGCCGGTTTCTGATCCGCGTACCGTATCTGCCCATCTAGCGCACCCAGTAGACAATGATGGCCTGCGAGGTGGAACCTGCAGGATATTCCCAGGAAAGCGTGCTCCCGCTGACGGATATCGTCGGCATGATTGCCGCGAGCGGCGGGGCGTTGAAGAAAACCACCTGCCATTCTGGCGTGCCCGTCAGCAGGCCATCATCGTTCACCGAGCCATTCACGCCGGCGGTGTCCACCCGTCCGATGATCCGTCCCATATTGGTGAGCGGCTCCTGCTCCACCACGCCGTTGCGCTTCACCCTCATGCCCCAGCCGCTCATGCGAGATAGCCCAGTTCGATGGTGACGCCGGAAGCATCATCGCCGATGGTCTGCGTCGGTCGGCCCTGGCTGTCGAAATCGAGGTTCCAGAAACCACCCTTGCCCGACGGCGTGATGAAGCGCGCCCGATCGGTGCGAAAGGTCAGGTCGGCGCGCTGGCCATTATTGTTCATAACCATGCCGCTGACATAGCCATTCACGTCGATTTCAAAGCCCCATCTCGCGAACAGCGTCGTCACATTGTTTTCGACCGAGGCGATGGCACTAGCCTGCTGGCTGACCGTCGCTCCCTGGGCGGAAACCGTGCTGCTGAGCGAGGCATATTGCGTCGACAAGGTGGAGAGGGTTGACGCCTGCTGCGCGACGGTCGCCGACAGCGTTGAAATGTCCGCAGTTGCCTGCTTGGCCGCGATTTCCTGATCCGTGGCCGGGCGGAAGCTGGCCTTGTGCCATTCGATCTGGTTGGCAGTAGCTGCTGTGATGTAGCTGGGCGCACCACTATAGCGGTTCATGAGGAAGATCGTATAGCCGTGCGCCGATGACGTCGTCACCTGTATCAGCTTACGCCACCGTCTAACGCCCGTGTTGCCATTGCCACTAACCCCAGCCGTATCGGCCTCATTATAGAGATCGATATAGTGGTTCTGGGCCGTGCTGCCTGTCGGGTTCACGACGCGAAAAAGTGCGCAAGAACCGCGCAAGTCACCACTGTTTCGACGCGCGTCGACTTCAAGCACCAGCCACATATTGTTCTGGATTACCTGCGTCGCCGTGTAGGTGGTCGCCTGCATACCGCCGCCGCCATTCTCACTGTTGGACGCCATTGACGTCATCGGGGCGTAGGGACTTTGCGCCCCGGTCATCTTGTATGTCGTAATGTAGGTGCCTGCCCAGAGCGAATAGTTGGTCGGCAGCGCCTGCCCGTTGGGCCAATCGGAAAATACGGGGTTTGGGTTGATTGACGCCGCTGCAACCTGCGCGCTGATCGTAGCGATGCTCTGCGCGGCAGCGGCGGCATTGGTCGCCACGGTCGCCTGGCTGCTGGCTGTCGTCGCAGCGCTTTGCGCCTGACCAGCATAGATTGATGCGTTGCCGGCGCTGCTCGATGCCGAGGAGGCCGAACTGCTCGCGGAGGCGGCGCTGGAACTCGCTGCGGACGCCGACGATGCCGCCTCGCCTGCCTTCGTCTGCGCGGTATTGGCATGGCCGCTCGCTGCGGTCGCGCTGGCGCCCGCCTGCCCGGCGCTGGTGGCAGCGTTGCTTGCCGACGTGCTGGCCGCGCTGGCGCTGTTTGCGGCCGCCATTTTGTCCGTGACGTCAGTTACGCGGATCGAGCCTATACGGACAACCATATCCGTTTCCGCAGACGAAAGACGCAGACCAAACCGGGCCAGAATGGCGGTTGACGGCCACGCTGTCGCGCCATTGGCCGTGGTGTCGCTGAATAGGGCCACCACCTCCCGCACGCCGCTGTCGACAGTCGTATTGCTCACAAAGGAGTTGCTGATCTCGACGCAACTTCCATCCATCCATTCGCCGATAATGGTGAACTGGTAGGAGCCATCGCCCTGACGCACGCGGATGCGCGCCCGGACCTCGTAAAAGCGGCCTGCGGTAGTTTGCACAACGCCGCGCGTCAGGACGCCCTGGCCTGCTTTAAACCATGCGAAATCAGCACATTGACCAAAGATGCCATCACCAACGATGACCGTGCCCGTGGCGTTGCCAACATTCTGCGGTAGGCCGGAGCGGCTATTGGTCCATTGGTTCAGGCCGTCCGAGAAATCATAGGGCAGAACCGACGATGCGGCCTGCGACTGGATCATCGCATTGTAGCTGGACGCAGCCGACACTGCGCTGCCTGCGGCGGCCGTCGCCGAATTCCCAGCCTCTGTAGCCTTGGTGGAAGCGATCGACGCGGAACCGGCGGCGGCGGTAGCACTATTGCCCGCGTTTGTAGCCGATTGCGCCGCATTGGTGGCAGCGGTGCTTGCCATCGACGCGGACCCGGCGGCGTTCGTGGCAGAGGTGGAGGCCTGCGAGGCGCTGGTGCTAGCCTGGCCGGCGCTGGTGCTGGCCTGCCCGGCCGAGGTCGCGGCGTTGGTGGCGGAGCCTTGCGCGGCACTGGCGCTGTTACCGGCCGCCGTAGCTGACCCAGCCGCGCTGGAAGCACTGATCGCCGCCGCCTGCGCCGCCTTGGCGGGCGCCAGCGCGTCCGACCCGACGACGCGGATCGAGCGGATCGTCACTTCCCGGCCGACCGCAACCGCATTATCGGTGTCGAAACGCAGGCCTGTGATAGTGCTGGATGTCCAATCGCTCGCGCCCGAAACCGCGTTGGGCATGTCAAACACCAGCGTCGTTGTGGCGTTGATTGCCGGTTCGCCCTGAACAGCAAGCGCCCTATAGCTGCCGTTCCAACCGTGACCGGAGGTGGCCCAGTAAAGTGTGCCGTCCCAAGCGCCTAGCGTCGGCGCGGTTCGGGTCAGCTCAATGAGAACCCGAGTGAAGCGCGATCCCTGAATTGAAAGGCCGGTGCGCGAGATATAGGGATCGCCACTTGTCGGGACCACACGAAGACCGCCACTCCCTCCAGTGAGCGTGGCATTATTCGCCGCGAAGCCGTTCAGAGTGCCATCGGTGAAATCCGCAACTAACCCGGCATCGATATAGCCCGCGTTGCTTGAAGCAATGTCTGCCGCAATCCGGCTGCTCTCTGCAGCCGAAGCGCTCTGCGCTGCCCCGGTCGAGGACGAGCTGGCCGCTGAGGCGCTGGTAGCGGCTGCGCTGGCGCTGTTCGCCGCGTTGGCGGCCTGCGTTGACGCCGTGGTTGCGGAGCCTTGCGCCGCCGTGGCGCTCGTTCCCGCCGCCGTAGCCGATGTCGCGGCGTTCGAGGCCGAGCCGGACGCCGCCGTAGCGCTGTTGGCGGCGGCCAGCTTCTCGGTCACATCTGTCACGCGGATCGAGGCGATGCGCAGAACAACAGCCTTGGATTGGTTCAGCCGCAGACCAAAGCGTGCGAAAACAGCCTCGGAGCTGAAGGCGGTCGCACCGTTGGCTGTGGTGTCGCTGAATAGACCAACAACCTCCTTTACGCTGGCGTCGTTCGCATTGATTACCGTGCCGCCGCGAAAGGCCAAGTCCGTGCCGGAATAATCAGCGATCATGCCAGCGGCGACCACATTAAACTCAGCTGGCGCTCCCGACATCATACGGAAACGAACCCGAACTTCGTAGAACCGACCGGCTTGGATTGGGACAACACCCCTCGTCAGGATGTTGTTGCCGGCGCTCGTCCAGTTGGAAATTTCCCAGCTCGTGCCAAAGATCGCATCATTGGAGATGAGCGAACCAGCGGCCAATGGTCGCCCAATCGGGGAACCCGTGCGGTCGTTGGTCCAATAGGCGTTGCCCTCCTTGAAATCATAGGGCAGCGCCTGGCTCTGATTGGCGACCGTTTCCTGAAGTGAGGAATAGGTCGAAGCTGCGGCGACTGCACTGCTATTGGCCGAAGTGGCGCTGTTGCCCGCGTTGGTGGCGCTGGTGGCGGCCGAGGATGCCGAACCGCTGGCGGCCGTCGCGCTATTGCCCGCGCTGGTAGCGCTGGTCGCCGCGTTCGTTGCCGCCGTCTGCGCGCTGTTGCGATAGCCCAGCGCGTCGCCCGCGCTGCTCGCCGCCGAGCCGGCGCTGGAAGTCGCCTCGCCCGCCTTGGTCGATGCCGTATTGGCGCTGGCGGTGGCGCTGGTGGCCGACTGCCCCGCATTGGTGGCGCTCGTTGCAGCCGACGACGCGCTCGTAGCTGCCGCCTGCGCCGCCTTGGCTGGCGCGAGGGCGTCCGGTCCGACGACACGGATCGAATGAATGACGAAACTGCCGCCATTCCCTTGGTCAAGATCGAGGCGAATGCCGGTGATCGTGCCGGCTGTCCAATCCGCTCCGCCGAACGCGGTCGGCATATCGTAGACTAGCTGGGTGCGCTGATTGAGAGAGGGATCACCGCCGACCATGGCAGTATCGGCTTTGTATTCGCTGGCCCAACTATGACCAGCCCGGCTCCAGTAAAGGGAGCCGTCCCACGTCCCTGACGAGCGGTTCGCAGTTCGCGTGAGCGAAACGACAACGCGGGTAAACCGCGCACCGTCGAAAGACAGGCCGCTCCGATAGATGTAGGGATCGACGCCGGTGACCGCCACTTGCATCCCAGCGGCCGAAGTCGTGAGATTGGCGCTGCTGGAAGATGCCCAGCTATTCAGGGTATTGTTAAAATCGCTGACAAACCCGGCATCGAGATAGCCGCTATTCTCAAGCGCAGAACTGGCCGACACTGCGCTGCTCGCAGCGGCCGTTGCTGAGTTTCCGGCCTCGGTCGCTTTGGTTGCGGCAGTGTTGGCCGAACCCGAAGCTGCCGTGGCGCTGTTACCCGCCGCCGTCGCTGACCCAGCGGCTGCGCCGGCACTGGTCGATGCCGACGACGCGGAGCCGGCCGCGTTGGTCGCGGAAGTGGAGGCCTGCGTTGCCGACGTCGAGGCTTCGCTCGCCTTGGTCGCCGCCGTGGTGGCACTGGTCTGGGCCGAAGAGGCGGATTGAGCTGCTTCGGTCGCTTTCGTGGAGGCAGTCTGTGCACTCGTCGAGGCCGCCGTGGCGCTGTTGCCTGCGTTCGTGGCCGACGTGGCCGCCGCCCCGGCACTGGTCTGGGCCGCGCTGGCTGAGCCTGCGGCGTTCGTGGCAGAGGTCGATGCCTGACCGGCTGAGGTTGAAGCATTGCCCGCCTGGGTCGCGGCAGTGGTCGCGCTGGTCTGGGCTGCACTAGCCGATTGCCCGGCGCTGGTCGCACTGGTCGCGGCTGCGCTGGCGCTGGTTGCGGCCGCGCTGGCGGACGATTTAGCCGCCTCGCGGGCTGTGACATCGGAAACACGAATGCGCAGCGGCTGGATGGTGATTGACCCATCCGAACCGGTCGTGATGTTGATGAAGGCGCGCAGCCACACAGCGGTCGAGTGCCAGTTAATGTCGGCGCCGGCAGCGCTGACCAGGAAGGTTTGCGTGCGTCGCCCCGCAATGGCTGGCATGGACACGGCCGAAGAGGTGATGCTGGCGTAGGAGCCGTCCAGGCTTCGCACATAGGCTTTGACATCGACGCTGCCCGACACCGCTGGAATGCGATATTCGAATTCGACCTCATAGACGCGGCCGGTGACCGCCGGGAACACCCCGCGCTGCGCCCAATTTGCTCCGCCGTTCGCTGTCAAAATGATCTGATAGACCGGGGTGCCTTCCGGCGATGTGGCGTTGGCGAACGCGGGAGGGATGCTGGCGGGTGCGCCAACATGCTCGGTAGAGAAATAGGGGTCGTTCGCGTTTGTGTATTTTTCCGGGAGGGTGGGGATAACCACACCCACAGCAGAGCTGTAGGCGCTCGAAGCCGAGACAGCGCTGGTCGCCGCAGCTGTTGCGCTATTACCAGCCTCGGTCGCTTTGGTGCTGGCAGTGTTCGCCGAACCTGACGCGGCCGTTGCACTGTTGCCGGCGGCCGTCGCCGAGCCAGCTGCCGCCCCGGCGCTGGTCGATGCCGATGACGCCGACCCGGCCGCGTTGGTCGCGGAAGTAGACGCCTGCGAAGCACTGGTCGAGGCTTCGCCCGCCTTCGTCGTCGCGGTGGTTTCACTAGTTGCGGCAGAAGCGGCCGATTGGCCGGCTTCTGTCGCTTTCGTGGAGGCCGTTTGCGCACTGTTGCTCGCTGCCGTTGCCGACTGGCCGGCATTGGATGCGCTGGTCGCAGCGGCCCCCGCACTGGTCTGGGCGGCGCTAGCAGACCCAGCGGCGTTTGTGGCAGAGGTCGATGCCTGAGATGCGCTGGTTGAAGCCTCACCAGCTTTAGTCGTTGCCGTGGTCGCGCTGGTTTGGGCCGCTGTCGCCGACGTGCCAGCGGCACCAGCACTGGTTGCTGCTGACGAGGCGCTGGCGGCGGCCGCGTTGGCCTGATCCGTAGCCTGCTCGCGCTCGGTGACATCCATGATGCGGATCTCAGACACGCGCAGGACCAGGCCAGCCTCGGTCGCCGACGAAAGGCGCAGACCCGGCCGAGCAAGAACGACATCCGCCGGGATCGTGGTGGTGTTGGCGCCGCCGCCGAGCGCGAACTTGCGGACCAGCGTGAAGGTGCCAGTACCATCGCAGGTCGTTGCCGGCCCCCCGACATAGCTCGCCGCTGCGGTGCCGTAATTGTCCAGCATGGCGCCAAGGATCACGTTAAGGCTGACGCTTCCGTCTGATGCCGTGATCTTGAACTTGGCCGACACCTCGTAAATGCGGCCGGGTAAGACCGGGAGCGCGCCCTTGGACAGGATATTGTTGCCCGCATTGGTCCAATCGGAAATTTCCAGAGAGGCCCCAAGGTCCGGGTCAGCCATCGGCGCGCCGGTGGCGGCCGGCACCGTGACAGGATTACCAAATCGCAAATTGGTCCAATGCTTCGCGCCTTCCCCGAAGGTGGACGGAAGCAGGGGCGAACTGACGTAAACGGTGCGAAGCGCATCGGTATAGGCGGATTGGGCCGATACCGACGAAGCCGCCGCCGCCGTCGCGCTGTTGCCGGCCTCGGTGGCCCTGGTGCTGGCCAGCGTTGCCGAGCCTGCTGCCGCCGTCGCGCTGCCGTTGGCATTGGCAGCATAGGTCTGAGCGTTGTCGCGGGCCAGTTCGGACGCGGTCCTGGCTGCCTGCGCGGCGTCGCGGGCAGTGGCGCTGTTGAAAAAAGCTGTTTCCGCGTCCGTCTTAGCGGTCTGGGCCTGGGTGCGGGCAGTTTCGGCCGCCGTCTTGGCCGCCACGGCCGCATCCCGCGCCGTTGCCGATCCCGAAAAGGCAGCTTCGGCGTCCGTCTTGGCGGCTTGAGCCTGGGCGCGGGCGGTTTCGGCCGCACTTTTTGCCGTGACGGCGGCGGCGCGCGCGGTATCGGACGCTGCGGCTGACAGGTCGGCGGCGTCCGCGAAGTCTTCGGCCGCGCTCTGCGCCGCTGCGGCGGCCGAGTATGCCGCCTGTGCGTCTGCTTTTGCCTGTTCGGCATTAGCCTTGGCATCCTGCGCGGTCTGCGCCGATTGCGCTGCGGCAAGGGCTGACTGTGCGGCGCTCGCGCTGTCGCCGTAGGTTTCGAACAGATCCGCGATGTCCGCTTCAGCCTGCGCCATGCGGGTCTGAGCGACGGCCGTATCAGCCTCCAGTTGGGCGAGCTGATCCTTCTCTTCCGGCGTCGCACCGTTGGTGGCCCCCGGCTCGGCCGGCTTGTAATCTTCGGCTGTCGACCCGTCCTCATAGACGACGTCGCTGGCCTGGACGGCGGCCGAAATCTCGCCGTCGCCATGGATGCGCTCGTTCTTCTTATAGCCGATCTGTCTCGACTTGACGGGATGAATGGTGCTTTCACGGCCGATGAAAATAGCGTTCAGCGCCTCGACAGGACCGCTGAACCCATATTCCCAGATTTCGACCGAACCCACGGCATTCAGCCGCCATCCCAAGGATATCCGCTGAAGAAGGCGGTCCAGAATGGCGGCGGCGGTTTCATTGTTGTCGCCAACATGCACACCGACCGCGCCGCTCCTGGCTGGCCCCATGTCGCTGATGACCGGTCCACCGACGGCCGTCAGGATTTGCATCGCAACACCAGACGGAGTTTCGGAATAGCCGCTCGCCTGCCCCTTGAGATCAGCTGTCAGCGGACCTGCTGGCTGGGTCCACCATTTGGCGCAAGCTATGGAGGGGGCAAACACACCGCCGCCACGCTCGGGCACGGCGGCCTTCAGGGCATTGAATGTTGCCCCGACACTGCCTTGCCATGCCACGATGCCGAGCGGCCCCGCGCGGCCCATGTCGCGCAGGGCCGTGCAACCCTGCAACGGAAAGGCGGGATCGCCAAATTCATAGATATTATTGGCCTGATCGAGCAGGCGACCTTCGACGTTCCACACCAGGCCGAAGCTGCGACGCTTCGCCCGTCCAATCGCAAAATCACCACCCTCAATGCCACCGCCGCCGGAAAAGGTGGCAGTCGTGAGGGGATTATCGAGCTTTTTGGCCAGATCGGCGCAGGTAATGACGAGCTTGCCTTCGGCGATGGTCGCTTCAGCGATAGTGCCCGTCAGGCGTCGAGTGACAACGCCATTCTTCACTCGATCGATCTCGATCGCGGCATCAGGCCAGTAGAGGCCAGCCATGGGGTCCAGTCTCGCCGGCTCGGCCGGCGCCCAGGCAATCGCACTGGCGGTGGGCACGGCGCGCGCCGCCCAACCATCATTGCTGAAACTGACCGAGGCTTCAAAGCGGGGATCGGCAATCAGGCCTGCTTGATAGTGACCAACACCGTCATGGTGAGGCGTGCCGTCATTGCCGCCTGCCAGCCATATGGCGACGACGAGGCCGGTTGCCGCATTACGGGGCCATGCTCGGATGCGCGTGACGACGCTCACCGCGCACCCCCGAATGCCCGCCGCAAAGCAACAAAGAAAAGCGCCCGATCCATGGGATCGGATTAGGCTTGGAGGATAAGATTAATGGGTTTCCATTGACGGAAACACGGGCGCGGCCGTTCGTGCGCCTGCCCACAATTCACTCATCACGCAGCAAAATGCAAGAGCGCCACTAACGCGCCACCAGCGCCTGGTTCAATTCAGGCACCACCGTGCTAACGACTACGCCAGCCCTGGCCAGCGACGACGCAATCTCCGCGAGATACTGGACTTGCTCATTGGCCAGCTCGTTGGCGGTGTCCAGCTTCGCATTTGTCGCGTCAACGGCATCCTGCGCGGCCTTGATACGATCATTCTCGGCCTTGATCACCGCCTCGGCTGCTGAGACCGCATTGTCCCGATCGGCAGCATATTCATCGCCCGCCGTGCCATAAGCCTCGCGGGATAGCTCAGTCAGCTGACGCAAAAGGTCCGCCAGGGTGTCGGCAGCACCATCCTCGCCCGCCTCGGCAGCTTGGCGCGCCTTGGCGATCTCGACCAACAGAGCCTCACGACGATCGGCGGCCGATCCTTCGAACAGGTCACCGAACTTCATGTCGTTAAGGAGCTGCTGGAGCGACCCCACTCGGTCACTCAGGATTTCATCGACCAACTTGGCCCGATCTTCGGCGTTGCGCTTTTCGATCTCGACGACATCGAAGCCATATTGGGTGGCGATGCGCACCCGCTCCTTCGCCTGTGTTTCAAAGGCCTTGAACTGATCCTCCAGCTCAGCGCCCAGACCGCCCAGCAGCTTTTCGACTTCGCGGACCTTCAGCGCTTCCTCTAGTGCTTCGTCTAGATCGTCGCTGCTCGAAAAGGCCTTGCGAACGGCATCTGACAGACCTTCCAGACCGCCATCACGGATAGCGTCGAGCGTGGCGAAGGCGATAGCGCCCGCCTGATCATCGTCAAAATTGTAGAGACCGTTGGCACTCGCGCCACTGAAGTTGAGCTTACCCTCATAACCCGTGGTGGAAACGCGATATTTGTCCTTGTAGACGCCAATCGACGTATTAAACGATCCGATCTTCGCACCAAATTCCTCGGCGACCTGACCCAGCGTATCCTGGATCGAACTGGCCAACCCAATCGACGCCTTTTCGCGGCTGGAGCTGTTACCGGCCGTTGATACATCCTCGCTATCGCCACCCGTGACGACCGAAGTGCCATATTTCGTCTTCTTGAAAAGGCCACCTACTACGGAGCCGAGTGTTCCGCCGACGATCGACCCAAGCGGACCCGCGATCGCCGACCCGATGGCACCGCCGATCGCGCCGCCGGTAGAACTTCCCTTGATGCCCAGGACGTCCGTGACGAGGTTTCCTGCCAATGAACCGGTCTGCGCACCCGCCGTGAGACCACCTAGTGTTTTTCCAAGCGACTCACTGAATATTCCCTTGTCACCGAAAATCTCGGTGAAGATGTTACGAAAATCACCCTTCAGCTCATCAAAGAAGTCACCGTAGCCCTCTTTGAACCCCAGCTTCAAATCTTTCAGGATGTCCGGCTTATTGCCATTTACGATGATGTCGGCCGGGGCATTGGGATCGAACGGCTTTCCGTCATCACCAACAACCCAGCCCGCCGGGACTGAAGCTTTCGCCCCACTAATATTCGCAGCCGCCGTGGCTGCGGCCTTTCCTAGATCGGTGATGTCGCTGGAAGTCCGGTCGATCTCCCTGGCAGCGCGCCCTACGGCTTCCGCCATTTTATCGCCGGCCTTGCTCAATTTGTCGCCGCCGGTGATGTCATCTTCCAGATCGCGGAAGAAGTCCCCGAACAGCTTCTCCGTGATCGTCTCGGAAAACAGCCGGTCAAACACATCGACAAAGCGCTTGCCGAAGTCCTCCAGCGCCTTCGGGCCATCCGTCCGAAGGCTCTCGAAAGTCAGCCGGACATTTTCCCGCATGTCGCCAACGGCGGACAGGAACATCTGCTGGAGCTGCTGTTGAACGCGCATTTCGCGGGTCTGTTCGCGCATCACGTCCAGATTATCATAAAGCGCGCGGACCTGGTCCTCCGTCACACCGCGCTTCGCCAACTCCGTGGCGAGTTGCTGCTCGCTCTCCACCCCCAGCTTGTCCATGAGCTGATAGGTGAGCTGGAGCGCATCCGCATCAGCCTGCCGACCGGCGAGCTGAAGCTCCCCCAGGTCGATCTGACGCTCTTGATCGGCGAGCATCTGCCGGATCGGCCTGACAAGACTTTCCTGGATCAGCGGCTTCACCGCCTCCGCCTGGGCGATCAGCGCCTCGAAATTCTTGGGCTTGCGCTTTTCCAGATCGGCGATGATGTCGTCCAGCTTCGCGGTCGCCTGACGCGCCTGGTCGATATCGCGCGGTGCGGCGTTGAACTGGTCGTTCATCCGGGCGATGGCGTCTTCGGCGCGTTCGCCGAACACAGCCAGACGCTCCGCCTCGCGCGCCGCCTTCGCTGCGCTGTTGTCCTTCTTCGGCTTCGCCCTGTCCTTCAGGGCATTCTCCCGGCGCTTCAGCTCCGCCATCTGCTGGTCGAATTGGGCGGCGCTGAGCTGATCGAGCGACGGCCCATCCGCCAACGGCACCGATCCGGTCTCAAGGCCCAGCGTATATTGGCGGCGCTCACGAAGGCGGGCGCGTTCCCGCTCTATCTCCCCCCGCGCGCGTTCATCGGGGTCGGCGCGCTCGTTCGCGGCGCGTTCCTCCAGCCCCACCCGCGCGCTGGCCAGCGACCGGCGCGCGCTGGCGAGTTGGCCCAACACATCGTTCCGCTGCTGCTGCAGATCGGCAATACGCGACGATGCCGGGTCGTCGAGGAAGGGGATCAGGTTGATCGGCGGTTTGAATTTCGACAGCTTGTCGATCTGCGCGTCTACGCCGGCGAGTTGCCGCTCCAGCTCGCCAACACTCGCTTTCGATACGAGCTGCAGATTGTCCAGCAGGATGGCCTGGGTGTTGATGAGGCCGCGCGTCGCCTCCTCCAGCTGCTTGATGCCATCGGTCGAATTGGCGACGATGCTTTGCTGAGCGACCAGGCTGCTGCTGAAATTGATGGTCGACTGACTGGCATCATCGCTCGCGTCGTCAACCTTGCTCAACTGGCTCCACAGCGCCGAACCCAGGGAGATCGCGACCGTCGCGGCGATCCCCCACGGCCCTCCCATGATCGCCGCGAATTTGCCGAGCTTGCCCTGGGCGTTTTCGCTGCCCTGGGCAATCATGTTGATGGCGCTGAACACCTGCCCCGACTGCATCGCCATGATCTGGCTCAGTCGCGTGTTCATGGAATATTGGATACCGATGTCCTGCATCTGGTATCCGAGGGACTGCCAGCCAGCCCTTTGCAGCCCAATGTTGCCGTTGAGGGATTTGGCGGCTTCGCCTGCCTGCTTTTGGGCACGCGTCTGCGCCTCCGATTGCTCGGAGAGGTGGCTCAGGTTGAAGGCGGCCTTGCGCGCCTCAACGGAGGTGTTGGCCAAGCCCGACGCCGCCTGCCCGGTCGCGGCAGATACATCCCGCGCGCCGTCAGCCACGCCTTTCTCTGCCGCACGAAGGCGGTCAAACTCGCTGGACGAAACTCGGAGCTGCCCGACCAGGCCGGACCCGTCGCCATTGAGGCGAACGCCGACGACGACATCGCTCATCGCTTGGCCCTCGCAAACTCATCCAGGGCAGCGCCTTCCATGATGCGCAGATCGAGGAACATGGGCGGTGTGAGGGCAATGCCCATCATCTGGGCCACTGACGGGATAACCGAATAGTCGAGGCCGAGGCGCACGCCGGTCATGGCATGGCGAGCCCATTGCGTTCCGAGCGACAGGAAGAGGCTGAAGGGCGTGGCCTCATCGGGCGCAAGTTCCAACTCACGACTCTCTGCCGCCATCCGCTCTTCCATCCATGCGGGCATGATCGCGGCCTGGGTCAAAATATCGTCAGCCTTCTTCCTGACGCCGCCACGCCCGCTCGCCCAGGCGCGCGCAGCGGCTTTCAGTTTCCCGCGCGAACCTCGGCGCGGCCGGCACGGCATGCGCCATAAGCCTTCATCACGCCGTTGAAGGCGTTGGGAACATTCAACAGCTGACGCAGATGCTCATCGCTGAACTTCAGCGGCTCGCCATTTTCGGCCCCGACACCGCGCCAGTCCGCTGCGATCCGCAGCACGACCTTGGCCGCTTCCTCGCTGGGCGCCGACACCGTGCCATTGGCCACGTCCAGCTTCTCGTTCGCGCCGACTGACAGGATGAAGGCCTGATGCTCGTCTTCCGTGAGGATACGGAACCGCATCTCGAACCGGTTTTCGACGACTTCGCCCTCTTCGGACACGCCGGGGAAAGTGACCGGCCACCAGACCAGAGGCGCGGCGGTAATTTTGAACATGCTGTGGTCCCTTGGTGCTGGTGGATAGGCAAGGGTCGCGGCCCCGCCGATCCGATGTCTTGGCTCCACCAGCCGGCCCGGACGCCGGTATTGGCTTCATGGCCTCTCGGTATTCAGGTTGCGGTGATGGTCAGGTCGGCCGCGCCGCCGTCAACGGTGTGGATCAGCGACAACGTCCACATGAGGATGTCATTTTCCTCGCTTTCGGCGATATCCGCGATCTGGACCTTGGCTGAGGCGAGGTTGAGGATATTGCCCGCACCCAGCCCATGGGTAAGGCTGAAGGCGACAAGATCATTGGCGCGCAGACGAGAAATATAGTCCTTCGCCGCAATGTCGGGAGCCTCGATCACCAAGGTCGATGTCATGGAGTGATTGCCGCGTCGCACATAGCGCGAACCGACCAGATTGCGCAGCGCGACATCGACGCCCGCTTCCGCGCGCCAGCTGCGCGTCACGGCCGAATAGCCGTCGAGCGATACGGTGGTGTTGTCGACATTTACTTCTTGCGGCCGCTTCCAGCGCGTCAGAACCGGCGCGGTTGGGGCGCTTTTGTCGAACGGCGTGGCCGTGGGAATAAGGCCGGTGAACTGAAGCGTGGCAAAGGGATAAGCGCCAGCGGTGTAATCGAGCGAGAACGTCCCGACAGCGCCGACCGTCTTGCGGCGCTGATCAGCCATGTAATCATGCTGGGTCAGCGAAGTGCCCGCAACACCGGGCGCGGCGAAGTTCTGAACGGCACTGGCGCCGGCCGACAGCACGGCCGCCGCCATGCCGCAGGCTTCCAACAGTTCCATCCAGGCGGGCGCGGTGCCTGCCGTGCCAGAGCCGGCCAGCTCAACTTCATAGCTCATCGTGCGGCGTTCGTTCGTGGCGGCCGACGCCCGCGCGCCAAAGACGCGCTGGTCAAGGTTGCGCTCCAGCCGGTCACTCTCGACCGGCTTGGTCGAAAAGTTCCGGGTGAGAATGGCATTCGCCGCAGCCGTGGGGGCGGCGTCGGTGCCATATGTCGTTTCCTTTTTGGCCAGCAGTACCTTGGTGGCATCAACCATTTGCGTCATCCTCCTTGTCCGACGCGACCGACGCGCCGCTGGCGTCGCCGGTGCCGGCAGAGGCCCACGCCTCCGGCTCTACATTGGGATCGGTCTTCTTCAGTTCGGCCAGTCGAGCAGCCCGCAACGGACCGGCGATGGGCAGTCCCCACTGGTCCAGTTCGTTGCCCGCAGCGTCTCGGGGGCGCGGCTGCGTCGGGTTTGCCTGAGAAACCTTCGCCTGGCGGGTCATTGACTTTCCTTCCTGATGTGCCGAGATGTCGTAAGCCTCACAAGCCAAGCGACGCGGTATCCCTCAGCGGAAAGCAGCCGGCCGCCGCCATATTGCGTAGGCGCACTCGCCTCCGGGTGCGTCCACAACACCAGCGCATCGATCACCTTGTCGACCTGCTCCTTCAGCGCATCATCGACCATGTTGTCGCCTCGCGCCCGCGCCTCGACCACGACGATGACACCGAACTGCTCTGCCAGCTTCTGGTCCAGCGCCCGCGTGCCAAGCCCGTTCGGCGCCGCCGAGTCGGCTTCCGGCACCACGAAGAACGAGGGGGAGGCGCGCGGGGCCTCCGCAAGGCTGGCCCATTCGAGCAAGCCGGATACGTTCCGAAGGCCCGCCTGTTCGAGCCGTGCGACGATGGGCTTTTGAGAAATCACGCCGGGCCTCCAAACAGACCGCGCAGAAAGTCGGTCATCACTTCAATCACGGTGCGGCGCTCATCCGGGCCAAAGCCCACATATTGGCGCTTGGGCATCACCACCTTGGCGACCAGGCGCCCGCCAAAGGACAGGGCCTTGCCTTTCCGGGGCGTGATGGTGCCGCCTTCATTGTGGATGCGTGCATATTTGGCCGGTCCCGCCGTTTTCAGCACCCCGACCTGGGCGAAGTTCGATCCGAAGTCGGGCACGATCGCGTTGAAGAGAAAACCTTCCTTGCGGAGCAGCGGACGACTCGCATCCTTGACATTGATCGGCGCATCCGGGTCGATGCGACGCTTTTTCCAGGGCACGCCGAAGGGGTCGCGCTCCTGGGCAAAGCGGTCGCGGACATGGTCCATCCACTCCTCTGCAATTTCGCCCATCGGTTGGCGCAGGTCCGTACCGGCCTTCACCGCGCGGGATAGCGCCGCGTCGAGTGCGGCATCATCCATCTGGATGGTGACGTCGAAACCCGCGCCCATTAGTAGCCCTTCAACCCATCCGGGTAGGCGCGCCGACCCGGCGCGACCAGAATATCGTCCTGACTGGGCGCTGCGGTCGGGGCTGTTGCAGCCGGCACCGGCAGCGCGCCGGACTGGATGCGTTCCAGCATCTTCATCGACGCCTTCGCCTGCGCATCGACGCCATCGGGCGCGCCGCGAGGATAGAGTTCAGCCCGCGCGAGGTCACCCACGATCTTCTTGATGATCAGCGGCACATCGAGCAGCGGCACGGTGTAGCGGGCGGCGATATGCGCGTCCGCCACCGCCTGCGCGTTGATCAGCGCACCGACCAGCAACCCCCGATCGATGAAGCCTTTGCCGGTGTCGGTCATCGTCATGACCTCTTCCAGGGTGAAGCGCTCGATGAAATCCGCGATCGACAGATAGGGCGCACCGCCGTCGGGCATCGCCCAGGCCATGTCGATGACCGCGATCTCCAGCTCGGTTTCCACCCGCTGCCCATCGGCATCGTCGGCGATGGCGGTGATGAGGTAACGCTCGCCATCCGTTCCCCCGGAGATGGCGAGCGTTACGGCGCCGACAAAAAGCTGGGGCACGACTCCCAGCTCCGCCGCACCCGCGACCAGCCCTCTGGCCGCGACCTCAACCGAGTGCAACTCCGTCACGGTCGACACCCCGCTGAAGGTGATCGGACGGTGCAGCACCTCGGAAGGCTGTTTCAGGATCGTTTCAGGGCGCATGTCAGCCCTCTACTTGCCCGCCGTCTTTCTGCGGGTCGGCTTGGCCTCGGCTTCCGGCTCGGCCTGCTGCCCCTCGCTGGCGGTTGCCGCGTCGTCACCGTCATCGGACTGCGTTTCACCTGCCGGCCGCTTCGCTTCGGCCTCCGGCGCTTCGGGGCGCTGCGCCAGCCGCCCCTCTGCGCGGCGAATATCCAGTTCGGCCAAAAGCTGATCGTTCGAGAAATCGGCCAGCACGACCGTCGCATTGTCCGGCAGCCCTTCGCCGACGAAGAACACTATACCGCCGAGCGCCTCGATCGCGCCGGTCAGGGCGTAACGATCGGTCACCGCCACCACGGAAATCGGCGGATTGACCATGCCCAGAGCGCTCAGCCCTTCCCAATTCAGCGGGCAAGTCACCTCCGCACCGCTCGGTTCGATCGCTTCCATGCGCAGCAGTTCAGCGGCGCGATCGACCGGCAGCGCAACCACCGCGCCAACGCCAATCGGTTTGCGCTGCCCGTCCGCACGGGGCAGGCCGCGCACCGGCATCTTCAGTTCATAATTCTGCATCACAAACTCCATTCAGGAGAAAACTGGCGGAGGCAGGGCAAGCCTCCGCCAGCCAGGGCCGCGAAGGATCAGCGCGCGCCCTGGAACAGGAAGCCAGCATCGGCGCCGACCAGCTCGGCCGAGAACTCGTCCAGGACGTCATTCTTCCAGCTGCGAATGTCGCCGTCCCAGCGGGCCGGCTCGACCAGCGGATGGCCGCGCAGGCGATAAGTGTAGCCATAGCTGGGCAGCGGCATCTGGCGCTGACCGGCAGGCGGCACCCAGGCGAGGATGGCTTCGGTCCCCCAGATGTCGACCGTGGTCCCGTCCGCCTGGTCGTAGATACCATCGCCCGCCACGACATTCTGCACATCGAAATAGGTCTGCAGCATGGGGATGGTGATGGTGGAAGAGGTCGTGTGCTTGAAATGCTCGCGGATGCTCTCGTTCTTCTGCAGATCGGTTGCGAGACCGCCGGTCAACACCAGCGTATTGGGCCGACGACCGATGCGGGCGCGGATGGTTTCCTTGGCATCCAGCACCTGGACCAGCGTGTCGCAGGTCGGATCGGACCACTTGTCGGCGCCCGTCAGCGCGGCTTTGTTGGTTGCGGCATAGGAGGCGGCATTCCGTGCCACCTCGGCCTGCTGGATTTCCTTTTCCATCGCGATCACCGCCAGGACCGTATCGACACCGACCTGAAGGAGATCGATGCCAGGAACCTCGCCGGCTTCCTGCTGATGCTCGATCGGCGTGACGGCCGACAGCGCTTCCTGATGAAGGCTGACCGCCTTCCCTTCATAGCCGAACTCGAGCGCTGCAATCTGCGCGCCGGGCGCGCGGCGGGTCCGACGACGACGGAAGGAGGAACGGTCGAATTCGATCCGCTTGGCCGCGCGGGTCGGCATATCGACCTCGGGAAAGAGGATATGGCCGATAAAGCCGGCATTGGTGTAACCGCGCGCGTGCTGGGTCAGGATCGGGTCGACGACGCGCAGCTGAGAGCCATTCATGGACATAAGGGTAGACCTTTCACTGGAAACAGGGTGGGAGGCCGTTGCGCCGCCTGTGCAAGGTCAGGCCGCCTCCCTTGGGCAGTATCCGGGCGGCCATCATCGCCGCCCGACCTTCAGAACTTGAGGAGCACCTCGATCTTCTGGCCGTCCGCCGTGGCGGCGGTGACCGCGTAACCGAGGATTTCACCGGCACCGGCCTGGGCGATGGCCTTGCCATTGGCGTCCGACTTGACCGGCCCCCAGGCCGCGATGGCACCACCCACCTCGACAATGGCGGTGCCGACGACATCGACGGCCAAAGCCTCGCCTGCGGCGGCAGGCGTCTGCGAAACGCCGAGCGCCTTGGCGCCGGCCGCACAATGCGCGCCGGTTCCAAGACCCACGAACCGGGCTGCCGCGACGGCCACCGTGGCGATGGCGGAAAAGGTGAAGATTGAATTTTTCTGCATGGTTCAGTCCTGCTGGAAGGTGAGCGAAGGGAGGCTTTAGCTGTCGGCCTGGGCGCGCTTGACAGCGTCGAGCCATGACAGGCCGGGATTGGCCTGCTGCAAGACGACGGCGCGGGCGTGGAGATCAGCCTGCTCGGGATCGACATTATAGCCTTCCGGCGCGGCGAAGCTGACATAGGACTTGTCGCCGCCGGGCTTCTTGCCATGCTCGCCGAACGAGACGAGCGGCACAGCACTCTCGAACAGCTTTTTGAGCGCGATGGCGGGAGCCATCTCACCGGCCTCGCCGAAACTTACGACAGCGGTGGCATCGAGATGGTCGAGAACCCCGATCAGCAGCCCCTTGCCAGCCGGGGCAAGCTTGCCGGCGGCGGCCAAGCCCTCAGCGAAGCTGACATTACCGTCATGGACGGCCTTCAAGGCAGAGGCCTTGGTCGCCTCTTCCCGCTCGGCGATGGCCGCCTCGCGCTGCGCCAGCGACTGTTCACGATCATTGAGCGCGGTTTCCCGCTCGGCGAAGCTCGCTTCTTTCGACATATCTGCCTCTTCGGTGGATGGAAAATCGATGGTGGCGACGCCCCGGTCATCGCCTTCGGAAAACTGGACCGTGCCCAGCCCCTTGATGCCGGGCGCGGCCGCACCCAGGAAACCGATATGCTTCAGATACCAAACGCCAGGCTTCGGATTGGCGGGGTGCGCAGGCGGGTAGAAGCGGGCCGACACCTTGGGAAAGCGGCGCGCCCGCACCATTTCCGCGAAGCTCGGCTCGATATCGGAAGGCGTGGCGACCAACTCGCCACCCTGAAGGGCAAGCCCTGCAACCCAGCCATAAGCCGGATCATCAAGACGCGGATGGCCGACTACCAGCGGCGCCGGATCAGCGGAAGCATCATAGGCGGCAGCTGTCGCCGCCATCATTTCTTCGGTGAAGGAAACCTCGACACCTTCGTTCGAGGTGAACTTGCCAACACGAGCAAGGCGAATGGTGGGGGGCGTCTGATCCATGACCACCGGATAGGCGGGGCGGACCAGGGCAATGGTTATCCGCAGGCGGAAACCAAGCCGGCAACCATTAGATCGACTTCAAATTGCAGGAGCTTGGCCGGAAAGCAAGAGCGTCAGATCAGTCCTGTGAACAACTGCCAGAGAAAGACCAGCGTTCCACCCGCCACGACCAGGGCGACACTCCAGCGGCCAATGATCGACCAGGCAGATCGATGACTATCGACACCGTCGCGATCAGACCACTCGTTCAGCATCCTCCCACCTCCGCTCAACCGCCGTGCAGACCCTGCATCACATTGGCGAAGGATAATAGCCCCTGAATGCCCGTGGGCATTCTGCCCATGGGGTTCGAGGGGCGTTTTGGTAGTTGGATGGCCAAAACGCCACCTCACCGCTTGACGGGCCTTAAAACGGTCCAATCCAATGAGCCATATCAGAGCGGGGCAATGTCCACCTTGGCCTGGGGAAAAAGCAGGCCCCAATTTACGGCATAGGCATCCGTTGGCAGGGGCATTAGCTCAGCGCATCGAGAATCAGTTTCGAACCAGCCTTTTCTCCGCATAGACCGAAGAGACACCTCATCAGTATGCCAACCATTCCAGCTCGGCATCTTCCAAGGCGCAGTGCATATCTGGATCTGCTTCGAGCTTACTCAGGCGCGCGGCGACAGCCTTCACGTCGCCATTGATCGGAAATTTAGGGTCACGATGCGCCGCTTTTGCTAGCTCGCCGATTGCATCATCCCGTTTTTGTTGCGCTAATAACCAAGGGCCAAAATCGATCTTTGGCTGAAAATCCGGTTTGAAATGCTTCATTGCTCACTCCCTTCATCGACTCGACAATGAGCGAATGTTAGAACAAAACAAGAACAACCTGAAGCCAGTTTAGGGTGCTGCAGCCACTGACGAGCACGCCTTCTGCAACTCTCCTATGATGGAGCCAGCACCCTTAACATCGATCACCCGAACCACGGGGCGGGCGTTCCGGTCGAAGGTATCTGACTGCACCGCAAGCCTATCGGCAGCTTTCAACCCTTCGATCAGATGAAGCCCTGTCGCGCGCGTTGGATATATTGTCGTGCCATCACCCTTCGTCGTGGAATGCCAGTATGACGACACCGGCTGTCCACTATCCAACCTATAAAACACACGATAGCTATCGGCCGCGCCTAAATAATCATCGATGTTAACCTCAACTCGGACATCGGAAGGCGTTGTTTGCGCGCACCAAAGGGTGAGCTTGGCTCCTTGCGTTCTCTTCTGTGCAGCAACCTGGATCACGCCCGATATAGGATCTTGCGTAGCCTGTATGAACCAACCATTTTCGCGCGCTGCAGGCGATGCGCCCAATGCCACAGCCGCTGTTAGGACCACGAGTGACAAGCTCATCGATTCATCCCTTCCTCAAAGTCCTCGACCGACCCAAACCACACGACCAATCAATTGGAAACCATCTCGAGCCGCATCACTTTCCAAATCAATCATTCGATCCCAGCGGTCGTAGTCTCGATTGTCACTGGTGACGAGCACACGCCGAGAGGAAGGGAAAAGAACGCGCTTGACCATCAACTGATCATCCACTCGCAAAACAAAGATACCATCCACCGGGTCGCGACGGTTCAAGTCAATCATTGCAAGATCACCGTCACCCAGGGTCGGCATCATACTGTCGCCTTGCACGTGAAGCACTCTTAGCTGCTTCGAGTCGCCAAATCGACGGCGCAACCAACGCAAAGGGAACCCCAAACTTTCTGGCGAAACGCCTGCCTCTACAGCCTGCGCCCCATGACCTGCCGACACAGCGACATCATGCATCGGCACCAAAATCATATCGCCTTCGGACGGGGGAGCCGGCCCAACACCCCCTTCCCCCGTCAGCAACAACTCTAGCCCCATGTCGAGAGCTTTGCCGATCGCCAACGCAGCATCAGTCTTCGTGATGCCGCGATGAATATAATCTCGCAAGGTGTTTGCCGGAATCTGCGCAGCCTCGCTTAGCCAAGCAACATCACGATTTTTCGTCGTCAGAGCTTCGAGAATTCGCGCACCAACCGAATTTTCGGTTTTAATGGCTTGACCGCCCCTTCGGCCCCGTCTATCCGAATTTTCGTTACGAATTTTCGGATTGATCATATGAACCTCGCGGACATGGACCCGCACGATATCAAAGCCGAGATTCGCAAGCGTTTTGGAACGCTTGCGGCCTTTGAGCGTGCGTTCAAACTACCCGCCAAATCTGTGACTGACGTCTGCCGATCGCGCGCGAGTTCTCGTGTCGAGCACGCAATAAAGATGGTCATCGCTCGCCCTGTCTCCGAGTTTTCGGAACAGGCTACTCCCACCGTGGGAGTAGCCGCGTGAGTGCCGCCTATCATAGACGCTTGGCGGAGTCTTGTTTACTCTGCGTTCACACCCCGAAAAATCGGTGCAGCGTCAAATCGGCACGTTTCGGAGGCGCATCATGAGCGCCATCGAGGGGCGAACCAAACATCTGAGCGCCAAGGAAATCGCCGAGCTGCGTCTGACAGGTCTGCCGACGACCAAGAAGGGCGTTCAGCTTCGCGCCGATCTGGAAGGCTGGCCGTTCGAGTTGCGCACCGTGCGCGGCGGCGAGGCTCACTTCTATGACATCATAGGCCTGCCGGAGGCGGCGCGCGCCGATCTGATTGAAAGGCGAGCTGACGCCGCCCTGTCCGCCATGCGCCCGGTTGGCCGCCCCAAGGGCGACTGGTTCGATCGCCATCCCGAAGTCGCCGATGCGGTGTTGGTCATTCTGGCCGAACACAAACACGCGTCTACCCGCGTCATGGAACTCCTAAATGCGCAATTTGACGAGCTACCGTCCCTGCGCAGCTTGAAGCGCTACATACAGCGGGTCGAGAAGGAGCATAAGGTTCTCCTCGCCGCCGAACGCGATCCCGACAAATACAAGTCGATGTACCGCCCGGCGCTCGGCCGTATGGATGCCACCGTCTCCTACGCCCACGAAATGTGGGAGATCGACACCACCAAGGCTGACGTGATGTGCACCGATGGCCGGAAGGCGATCCTGGGCATCATCGACCGTTGGTGCCGTCGCACGCGCTTTTTGGTGGTCGAAAGCGAAAGCGCACAATCGGTCCGCACCATGCTGGTCAGTACAATGCTGGCCTGGGGTGTCATGCCTGCGGTGCTGAAGGTCGACAACGGCTCGGGCTTCATCAACGCTTCGATCATCGCGTCGCTCGACGCTGTCGGCATCAAGCTCGACGCCTGTCTTCCCGGTCACCCGGAGGACAAGCCGCACGTCGAGCGCGTGTTTGGCACCTTCAACCGCGAACGCGCTTCGATGCTAAAGGGCTTCGTCGGCCACAATGTGGCCCAGGCGCAGCAGCTGCGCGCCCGCGCAAAGAAGAAGACCGGCCGCGCCGTTATCGAAGCCGGGATCGACAGCATCGAGCTGCAGCGCATTCTCGATGCCTGGGTCGATGGCACCTACCACCAGCGCAAGCACAGCATGATCGGCATGTCGCCAATGGAGAAGTGGCAGCGCTCTCCCGAACCGGCGCGGTCAGCGCCACCCGAAAGTCTCCTGAAGATCGCCTTCAGCGCGGTTATCGGCCCCGCTACCGTCACCAAGCGAGGCGTGCGCTGGAAGAATGGCCGTTACTGGTCGGACACGCTTGTCCCGCTGATGGGCAAGCAGGTCATGCTTCGTTGGGATGAAGGCGACCTGGGCGCCCTCTACATCTTCGACGAGGCAGGCAACTACGTCGACACTGCCGTCAACGTCGAGCGCAAGGGCTTCTCCCAGCAGGCGATGGCGCTTGCCGCCCGCCGCGAAATGACAAAGTTCCTCAACGAACAACGCACCGAGCTGCGGCAAAAAAAGGCATCCTTCTCGATCGAGAAGGCCATGGACACCGTCCTTCGCGACGAAGCCGAACGCGCTGGCAAGCTCGCTCATTTTCCCAGGCCAACCGAGGCGCGGGCGACACCGGCCATGGACAGCATCGCAAATGCGCCCGCCCCAGCCGTGCCCGACACTGCGCAGTTGGAGGCCATGCTCGCCAAACCTGCCGCACCCCGGCAGGCGCTCCGCACCCCCGCCGAGAAGATGGCGGAAGCCGACGCGATCATCGCCGCCCACAAACGGGGCGAGAGCGTCGACGCTGAGGCCCTGCGTCGGGCGCAGCTCTACGCCACCACCGCCGAATATCGTGCCGAGAAGATGATGGTCATCGCCTTCGGCGCGCCCGCCGCAGCCCCGGCTGATCGCCGCCAGGGGGCCGCATGACAACCGCCTTTCAACTCCATTGCACGAACGGAGAAGAACCGATGAATAGCCTTGCCTCTCAGCCGCGCCTTGACCTTGGCGACGGACCACGCGGCCACGCGCCACTGACCAATATGAGCCTTGCCCTGCGCACCATCATGGAGTGCGAGGAGGCCGGGCCGGACAGCTCGACGCGCATCGGTCTGCTCTACGGCTTCTCGGGCTACGGCAAGACGGTATCCGCTGGCTTCGTGGCGGCCCGCACCGGCGCCGCTTACGTAGCCGCCCAATCGGTCTGGTCGCAGCGAACGCTGCTGGAGGCCATCGCCGAGGAGTTGGGCATCACCCGCCCCGCGCGCACGGCACCCAACCTGTTGCGCCAGATCATCGACCAGCTCAACCATGAGCCACGCCACCTGATCATCGACGAAACCGACCATCTGGTGAACAAGCGATCGGTCGAGATCATCCGCGACATTCACGACAGCACGCCAATCGCGATCATGCTGATCGGCGAGGAGGCGCTGCCCTCGAAGCTGAAGGAATGGGAGCGGTTCGATAACCGCGTTCTCATCGCGACGCCGGCCCAGCCCGCTTCGATCGCAGATGCTCACAAGCTGCGCGACCATTATTGCACCCGCGTCCGCATCGCAGATGATCTGGCCGAACTGTTCCAGGCGCGCTGCAAGGGCATCACCCGCCGTATCGTCACCAACCTGCGCGCCGCTCAGCGAGCGGCTGCGGAAGAGGGCGTTGGCGAGATCGATGCCCGCTGGTGGGGTAGCCGCCCGATCCTCAACGGCGACCTGCCCGTCCGTCGGCGGGAGATCGCGTGATGCCGAGCAACATCATCACCCTGACGCTTGATCGGGACGAGGTAGCGTTCCTCCATCGACAGGCGGCCGCCGAAACCCTGACCTATCTTGGCCATGCAATGCGGGGCGCGCTCAAGCCGGCCGAACTGGTCCGAAAGGACTGGCTGGTCGCCCTGAGCGACAAGCTCGCAGCCGCTCAGGACATCGGCCGATGAACACCGCGCCCACCGCGCGAATGCGCGATCCTGCGTTGGCCACTTGGACGGCCCTGCGGTTCGCGCAGCAGCCGCTTCGCCTCGCGGACATCATCTTCGCCAACGACGACACCGCACATCGCGCGCGTGTCTCGATCGCGGAAACCCGCCTCCTTCTCGATCGCTGGCGCGGGGCTGGCCTGATCGAGCGGATCGACAAGCCGGAGTCCTACATCATGCAAGCCAAGGCGCGGGATTTCCGCGACCCTCCCGCCGTTGGGGAGACGGCACGGAAACCCAAACCCCGCTCCACACGCCAGCGCATCTGGTCGGCGGTGCGGGTTATGAAATCTTTCGACCTGGTCGAGATCTGTTTTGCCGCCACGGTTGAGAAGCGAGCGGCACGACGCATTCTTAACCAACTGACGCGCGCAGGCTTTCTCTCCCGCACCGATCGGGCCGGAGACGATCAACCGCGCTGGCGCCTCGCGCGTCCCTCGGGGCCGCACCATCCCGGTGTCGAATATGAAGGGCGCACCGTGGTCGCGTTGGTCGATCGCAATAGCGGCCGGCGTTTCCCCCTCTCTCCGACCCAAAAAATTTTAGCCGCGGAGATTCACCATGTCTCTTAATGCCTCCAGTACAAACACAGAACGAGCGGTGGCCGCATGGGGCGAGGACATGCCCGCATGGGTCCGCCTGCTGGCGAGCGCCTGCGACACCGACAATCAGCGTATCGTCGGCGAGCGGCTGGGCAAGTCCAGCGGCTACATCAGCCGCCTGATCAACCGCAGCTACGCCGGCAGCTACCCGGAGGCCGAGCGCATTGTTCGGGCCGCCTATGGGGGCGAGGACGTTAGCTGTCCGCTCTTCGGCCCCATCCCGCTGGCAAGCTGTCTGCGCGCGCGCCGCCGCAAGGGGCCGCCGCGTAACCAGCTCCACCATCAATATGCGGGCACCTGCCCGACATGCCCGAACAATAGCGACGGAGGCGACATATGATCGCCCGCCTTCAACGTCTCGCATCCACCGGGCGCCGCCTGCTGTCCGATCGCGATGTGCAGGACGGGGTGGTGGAGTTCCGCATCGCCCTTGCCCAAGCGCTCCTTATCGGCGCGCCGATCGTCCTGATCAGCATCGGCATCATGGCGGTGCTGCCATGAAGCCCGGCCCGCACACCGACTATCGGGCGCTCCCGGCCGAGCGCGGCTTCGTCGTCCTCTACCGCCAGACGGAGACGAACACCTGCCCTGGTTGCGGCGCCAGCCAGTGGCTGGTCGGCCGCACCATGGCCGAATGCGCCCTCTGCTCAACCGCCATCCCCCTCATGTCGCCGGTCGGACCCGGCATCACCACGGAAGGACAATATTGATGTCACGACGCAAGGCACCCAAGCTGGAGGCGCCGCAGACGATCGACGAAGCGGTTGCACTGATCGCTGAATATCGCGACCTGCTCGACAAAACCGATGAGCTGAAGCTCGATGCAGACAGCGCCATCGCCAAAGTCCTGGCCGCCCGCGATGAATTCGTCGCGCCTCTCGACCAACGGGCGAAGGATATCTTCCGCCAGCTTCGCGCATGGTGGGGCGTCGCCGCCCAGGCGCTCACTGAGGGCAAGCGCAAGTCCGTTGCCCTCGCCGGCTGTAAGATCGGCGAACGGACCACGACGCCTGCGCTCAAACATGACGGCATCAAGGTCGATACGCTGATCGAAGAACTTGCCGACCTCGGGCTGTCCGAGTTGCTGCGCATCTCGACCAAGCTCGACAAGCAGGCATGTATTGCCGCGATCACCGACAATACGGAGCTGGGGCAGGTGCTAGTCTGGCTTGGCGCGCGGAACCAGCAGTTGGAGGAATTCTTCATCGACCGCGTCGAGCGCAAGGACACCGCGCCCCAGGCCGTCGCGGTCGAGGAGGAAGCGGCATGACGCCCGTGATGCTCGCCCGCCTTCAGGCGGCTTCGGACTATGTCCTGACCGAGCTGACCAAAAAGACGCCGGCCCCCGACATCATCGCCGGCCTCGTTGCCGACCACCGCGCCTTCTATCGGCGCGGTGACCCCAACACGCTGCGTGTCGCGGGCGTAACCGCCAGCTCGACCAGTTCGGCAGACAAAGGCTTGCTCGACCGCTGGAAGGGCAACGCTACGGTCAAGATCGCGACGGAGAATTCCAATGCCCGTCCTTAACCGCTGCACCTGCGGACGAATGCCACGCCTCCGCGCGCGCAAGACGCGGGAGGGAACCATCGTCACCCAGGTGACCTGCCCCGGTCTGACTTGCGAGGCGCAGGGCCTGCCCATCGAAGATTTCGAGCGCAACGACATGGTCGCTGCGGAGCTGTGGAACCGCCACGGCGGGAGGAAAGCCGCATGACCCGCACCCAGCGCATAGAAGAACTGGAGCGCTTGGCGACGCAGCGTTCCTTCACCGAAGCCGAGTTGGACGAATGGGAGCGGCTTCAGAACTGGCGTGGCGTCCGCCTCTGTCGCCTCCCCCGTCAGATCGAGGCCTGCGAAACTAAGCTGCGGCGGCTGCGGCAAGAACTGGCGGTGCTGTCATGAGCTTCGTCTATGACATCCCGACCGATACGATCGTCGATGGGCAGGATGGCGGCCTGATCGCCACTCCGGCCGAAACGGTCGATCCAGAGGACGTCCTCAAGATGGCGGCGGCGCTCGAACTGTTCGATGCCCTGTCGGCGATCATCTATGCCCACCAGATCGGTGAGCTGCCGCTGCCCGCCGCACTTGTCGAGCCGTCGATACGGGCGCTCGCCAAGGCGACGCCCCCGGAGTTTTGCGGCCCGGAGGCGCGCGCCTTCCTCACTCATTTCCTCATGAGCGAGGGCCGGCAGGGGGAGGCACTGCCGCAATGATCCGCGTCTATATCATCGCGGCCGACAGCCCCGAGCGGCTCAGCTTTGCCCTGAACCGCAACGGCCGCGAACGCGTCCGCTCCGTCGAGGCGCTGCAGGAAGTGATCGAGATACGCGACCTCGCCGATCCGGCCCGTATGCGCGCCCTGGCAACCGAATTTCACCAGCACTTCAAGGAGAAGAGCCGTGGCTAATACGCATTATGCCCGCGCCAACGGAATTTCAACACGCGTCGGTAATGTGACGGCGCCGGACGGCCAGACCGGCATCGGGTTCACCGTGATCGATGGCGCCGTCATCATCTCCATCACGATTGATGGCGTGGGCCTGGTCGCAGCATTGGTGGGGGGACGACATCGATATCGCTGGCGGCATGTTCGCCAACGCGGTGCTGGAAGCCACTCGCCAAGAAGCGCCGAGCCTACGGAGCGTGCAATGAGCGAGCGGGATATCTGCATTTTCGCTCCGCGCGCCCATGTGAAGGTCAAGTCATTCGCCACCGCTTCGCGAGCCAAATGCACCGCCGTGAAGGTGGAATTCGAAGTGACCAACAGTTGGGCGCTCGAAGACCTGATGCGCCAGCTCCACTCGGCAAAAACCCCGGATCAGGATCAAACGTCATGACGCCCGAAATGCGCCGAACCTTGACCAATTTCCAAACCTATTATGCCGCGCATGGCGTCGGACCATCGATGCGCGAGCTTGCAACGATAGAAGGCCTGGCATCGCCGGCCGGCGTCCTGCGTCGTGTCCATGCCCTTGCCGCCGCCGGTTATCTTGTCCGCGTCCATGGACATAGCCGCGCCTATGCTCCGGCGGGGACGGACCTTTCCATGGTGTCGATTGACGAGTTGCGCGCCGAACTGGAGAAACGGGAGGCGCGGCATGGCTGAAGCGCGTCACACTGTCACCGAACAGGCCCGGAGGACCGGCAAGACGGAAAATGGTCGCCGCCGGCTTGTCATCGCCGTGCGCGCCGCTTGCAAGCGGCAGGGGATCGATGACGACATGCGAAAAGACGTTCAGGCGAGCCTGATCGGCAAAGCCAGTATGTCCGATATGTCGCTGGCGGAGCTTGGTCGCCTGCTCGACCACTTCAACAAGGGCTGGAAAGGTCCGATGGGCCATCGTGCCCACATCGGCAAGATCAAGGCGCTGTGGTGGTCGCTTTACTGGTTCGGCGCTGTCGATGATCCAGGTGACCGTGCCATTTCCGCCTTTGTCGAGCGGCAAACCGGCATATCGACGCTGAAGTTTCTTGACCACCGCAAGGCGGCCAGCGTCATTGAGGCGCTGAAGTCCTGGCTCGAACGCCAGGGCGTCACATGGCCGGCAGCGGATGCGGTCCAGCGCGTCGCCAATCATACGCCGGACTATTCCGACCTCCATGCCGACCGTCATGCCATCCTGCTTGCCCTGGGCGACGCGTTGCGCGCCGGTGATGCGCTTCGCGGCCATTATGTTCACTATCTGGAGCGGGCGCTCGGCCTCCTGCCCAATCATCACTATTGGACGACGGCAGAGCTGGACACCGGCATTCGGCTGCTGGGCCGAAAGCTACGCCGCCTGAAGGGGAAGGAGGCGCGCGATTAATGGCGCACCAGTTCACAACCCGGCCCGAGGCGTTACCGATCCCCGAGGAGGCACGGCCCCACAAGAGCTGGCCGCCGCTCATGCTCGACATGGCCGCCCATATCGGCGCCTATGCCACGCTGCGCATCGTCGACGCCTTTGCCGGGCAGTATATTTATGTGCCGCTCGATCCAGCGCTCAGCCCGTTCCGCGAGGTTATCGGAAACGAGAAGGCGGCAGTGCTGGCGCATGTCTATGGCCGTGAACGCCTGCCGATCCCGTCGGGCCGAAATGCACTCATGCGGGCGCGACGCGCGGGCGTCATCGCGTTGGTCAGGGCGAATAAGATGACGGTGAGCGAGGCCGCTGCCCGGCTCCGAATGCCGGTGCGCCATCTGTCCACCTTGATTAACAAGACCGATGAAGGCACAGATGCCGAGCCGCTGCTTCTGCTAGAACGGCCGCACGATCCCCGCCAACTCGATATGTTCGGGTAAAATGGCAGCCCCGTCTCCATGGACGGAAACCAAATCCAACGGCCGCCAGCAGGCAGTTTGATCCGGCTTTTCAACGCCGTTTCAACCTGGGGGCATCGTGTCCATTCGACATTACAACCAGTCGGAGGCCTTCGGTGCCTGACTGGATTTCTCTTCTCATCCAATTGTGGCCGATCGCATCGACCATCACGCCCGTCATCCTGCTGGCCGGCTTCCTTTGGCTGCGCCAGAAGTTTCCGTCGAAGGAAGACTTCGACGCGCTGAAGCTCACGGTTGACCAGCTCAAGACCGATCAGGCGAAGACGTCCGAAACCATAAAGGAGCTGAAGGGCGAGCGGGATGATCCGCCGACGCGCGTCCAACTAATGGCGGAAATGGCCGTGCTTGCCTCCCGTGTAAGCGGAATGGAAGCGGGACTGGAGGGCGTCAGAGGCCAGTTGGAAACGTCCAACGACTATCTGCAAATCCTCATTGAGCGGGGCGTCCGCTGATGATCCCGGCCGCCATCCTGCCTCTCATTCGTCGCGCAATCCTCGACCTCATCAATGATGTGGGTGGCGAAGAAAATGACGACGTGCTGACCATCATGCTCACCGGCCTCGGCCACCGGTTCCCGCGTCCGGCCGTGACCGAGCAGATGCGCTGGCTCGCCGATCACGACATGCGGCTTCTCGAAGTCATCGAATGCGGTCCCTACACCGTCGCATCGATCCTGCCCAACGGGATCGAAGTCGCAGATGGTCGCCTCAAACTGGACGGCATCTGGCGCCACAAGACGGGCAAGCGCTGATATGGGGCGCAAATCGTCGATCAAAACCCTGCCGCCACAAGTGCAGGCGGCTGTCGTCAAGGCGCTCGAAACAAGTGCGACGATTGATGAGATCGTAGCGAAGCTGGCGGAGCTGGGGCACACGCGGTCGCGCTCGGCGGTCGGTCGTTATGCCAAAGATTATGCCGAGATGGCTAAACACCAGCGTGATATCCGCGTGGTGGCAGAAGCCTTCGCCTCTGAGTTCGGCAGCGCCGACAATGCAGAGGGCAAGTTCATGGTCCAGATGCTGACCAGTATCGGCGCTCGCATGATCCTGCCCATGGCGACGGGCGACGGGGAAGAGCTGGACGCACTCGATTTCCAACGCTTGGCCAAAGCCACCAAGGACTTGCTGTCATCCGCCAAGCTTGACGCGGAGCGCGACGCGCGCCTGCGCGAAGAGGCCAAGAGGGAAGCCCAGGAGGAAATGCGCCGGAAGCTCGACGCTGCTGGTCACCAAGGGCGGATCGACCCCACTGCGATGGCCGAGGCGCGGCGCATTCTGGGCTTTGGCGAGTAATGGCCGACCGCGCCTTTGGCGATGAGCTGCAACGCCTCATCCACTTCCATCCCTATCAGCAGGCGTGGCTTGCCGATCAGAGCCGGTTCAAGGCCGGCATGTTCTCGCGCCAGACCGGCAAGACCTTCACCACATGCGCAGAACTGGTCGACGATTGCATCAGCGCGGAACTCACTGGAAAGCGCACACGCTGGGTCATCCTCTCGCGCGGCGAACGTCAGGCGATGGAGGCGATGACGGAGAACGTCAAGCCAATGACGCGGGCCTTCTGGGCGCTCTACAACGGATTGAAGGGTGCGCCGCCCGAAGTCGTCGAAGGTGAGTTCCGTGGCGAGACAACCGATGCCACCTATCGCACTTACGAGGTGATGTTCCCTAGCGGCTCGCGTATCACCGCGCTGCCAGCCAATCCCGACACGGCGCGCGGCTTCTCCGCCAACGCGGTGCTTGACGAGTTCGCGTTCCACCAGAACAGCAAGGCCATTTGGGGAGCGCTCTTCCCCGTAATTTCCAAGGGATGGAAGCTGCGCGTCATTTCGACGCCCAATGGCAAGAGCAACAAGTTCTACGAGATCATGACCGCGACCAACTCGATCTGGTCGCGGCACATGGTAGATATTTATCAGGCGGTCAGGGACGGCCTCGACCGCAATATCGACGAACTGCGCGCCGGCATGAGCGACGCGGACCTGTGGGCACAGGAATTCGAGCTGAAGTGGCTGGACGAAGCGACGGCCTGGCTCGACTTCGACCTCATCAACAAGGCCGAAACCCCTGGCTACGGCCGGCTGCGCGTCATCGAATATACCGAGGGCGTCAAGACCAGGGATGACATTACGGGCGAGCCGATCGGGCCGACCAACGCCGAAGTTTTCGTCGGCATGGACATCGCCCGCAAGAAAGACCTCACCTGCATTTGGGTCGCCGAAAAGTTAGGCGACACCCTTTATCCTCGCGAGATCATTACAATGCGGCGGGCGCCCTTCCAGGCGCAAATGCAGATACTTGCCGAGGTCATCCAGCGCGACCGTGTCTCACGCGCCTCGATTGACGAGACCGGCATGGGCCTCCCGTTCGTCGAGCAGGCGAAGGGTTTGCTCGGCAAATTCAGGATTGAAGGCGTCACCTTCACTCTGCCCGCGAAATTCGCGCTGGCGACGATGCTCAAGGATCGGATGGAGGATCGCAAGTTCCGCATTCCGGCCGGCGACATCTACCTGCGGGACGATCTGCATTCGATCACCAAGGCGGTCACCGCCACGGGCGCCGTCAGGCTGGTCCATGACGGCGAGAGCGACGGCCACGGTGACCGCTTCTGGGCGGCCGCACTCTGCGTCAACGCGGCGGGCGAATATGCTGGACCGATCGAAGTGCATCCCCTCGGCCAGATGCGCAGTGCCGCCTCCGAAACCCTAATCACCACCACCGGCTTCGGCACCATCCGACGCCGGCCCAGCGGACTTTACTTTTGATGGCCCAGCGACCCGCCCCCTATCGCTCCACCCGCACGCCCGCCAAGGCACTCAGGCCCTCGGCCGAGCTGCTGACGGAGATCGCGACCACGCGCGATGGCCGCGACATTACGCAGCCGTGGGTGCGTGGCCTGCGCGAAGCCAAAGACCCTAAGCTCTCTACCTCCGTCGATTGGGGAGCCTACGATGTCGTCTTCAACGACGACCAGGTGAAATCGACGATGCAGCAGCGCATCGGCGCCGTCGTGTCGCGGGATTGGAACGTGCTTGCCGGCGACGATGAAGACCCCCGCGCCGGGAAGGCTGCCGAAGCCTTCAACCGGACTCTGATGCGGCTGCCCTGGGACCGCATCACTCGCAAGATGCTGATGGCGACTTTCTACGGCTATAGCGTCGCGGAACTGATGTGGGGGTATCGCGATGGCCTGCTCGACATCACAGACATCAAGGTCCGCCATGCGCGGCGTTTCCGGTACGACGACGAAGATCGCCTGCGGATGCTCACGCCGACGAACATGCAGGGCGAAATTCTGCCGGAACGGAAATTCTGGGTCCATTCCGTCGGCGCGGCCGATGACGATCAGCCCTACGGTCAAGGCTTGGCCTATTGGCTCTACTGGCCGACGCTGTTCAAGCGCAACGGCATCCGCTTCTGGAACGTCTTTCTAGACAAGTTCGGGACGCCCACGGCGATCGGCAAATATCCGCGTGGGGCGACCCGCGAAGAACAAATGAAGCTGCTCGCCGCCCTCCAGGCGATTGCAAACGACAGCGGCTTCATCGTGCCCGAAGACGTTGCGGTCGACCTGCTTAAGGCCGCCACATCGGGCACGACCGACTTTCACACGCTCTGCCTCTACATGGACTCAGCCATCAGCAAGGTCGTGCTGTCACAGACGATGACCACGGACAACGGTTCCTCGCGCGCCCAGGGCGAGGTCCATGCCGATGTCAAGTTGGAGGTGGTCAAAACCGACGCCGACGATCTGACCGATAGTTTTACCGATCAGGCGGCGCGCTGGTGGACCGATTTCAATTACGGTGCAGATGTGGCCGCGCCGATCGTCCGTCGCATCGTCGAGGAACCCCAGGATACTCAAGCCCAGGCGACCACTGATAAGACGCTGGCCGATCTGGGCTGGGTCCGCACGAAGGAGAGTTTCGAGGATACCTACGGGGAGGGGTTCGTTCGCCGCGACGACCCCGACGCTCCATCCGGCTCCCAGCAGCAGCAGACCCAACCTCCTGAACAACTCGGCCACAATGGCGGCCCGCCGCTGGATGATGCAAATTCGCTGCAACCCGGCAAGGTGGTCAGCTTTGCCGCTGACGATCCCCGTCCGCTTTACGTCTATCGCCAGCTCCTCAACGCCAGTGAATTGCTGGATTGGGCACGCTCGCAGGGCTTCACATCGACCATGCCGGCCGAGCAGTTGCACGTCACGGTCACCTATTCCAAGCGGCCGGTGAACTGGTTTGCCATGGGCCAGTTCGGCTCCAACAGCGGAGAGGTTATCGTTGGTCCCGGCGGCCCTCGTTTGATCGAGCGAATGGGCGACGGCAGTGCAGTTGCGCTGCTGTTCCAGTCCACGGACCTGCAATGGCGTCACCGCGAGATGCGCGATGCAGGAGCAAGTTGGGATCACCCCTCCTACCTTCCCCACGTCACCCTGACCTATGAAGCCAGCGACCGCGATCTGGCCGAGATCGAACCATATCAGGGTCGCCTCGTGTTCGGCCCGGAGCGGTTTGAGGCGATCCAGGAGGGCTGGAAGGAATTGGTGGCCGAAACAGCCCCCGCCGCCAGCTTCGCCGAAAGCGACGACGATGGCCACGATGACGCAGACAGCGTCGTCGACCGCATGATCGCAGAAGACGGCTATCGCGTGGCCAATGCCATCACAGGCACCATCGTGGATCGCCTGCTTAGCGCCGACAGTGAAACAGAGGCCCGCGCGATCCTTGCCGGTGCGCTCGGCGTCATGGACGATGTCCCGCTCATCCAGGCGCTGGAGCGGGCCGGCTTCGCCGTTCAACTCGACGCGGCCGCCCAGCCGGCGGCCGAGGTCGCGGAATGAGCTGGCACGCAAATATGGGCCATGCGCCTGTCTTCTATCCCGATCAGCCGGACCAGCCGTGCCCGCCGCACCTGCTCGCTGAAAGCGAAGCATCGGGCGCGCGGGTTCGGGTCCGGCTGCGTAATGGCCGTGAGCCGGATGAAAGTTGGCCCATAGCCGGCCGCCCTATTCCTACTCGTTGGACGCTGATCGGTAGCGACTTCGACATCATCGCATGGAGGCGGGCTTGACCAGCATGAATGGCGCGCTCCTGGCGAGGATCAGGAAGTGCCTCGCTCTGGCGAAATCTTCCAACGAGCACGAGGCGGCGACCGCGCTGGCAAAAGCTCGCACGCTCATGGAGGAACATGGTGTTTCAATGGACGACATTGCCATGTCGGAAATCGGAGAGGCCAAGGCTAAAGGCTCCACCACCCAACGGCCGCCGCTCTGGGAGACTGCCCTCTGCATGACCGTTCGGCACGCGCTCGGCTGCAAGGTGATCATCGACGCCGATCTGCACCGCATTTACATCGGCCCCGGTCCCGCGCCAGAGATCGCCTCCTACACCTTCGTTGTCCTCTTCCGGCAACTCAAGTCGGCACGGCAGGAATATATCCGCCTGCACCTCAAACGGTGCCGCCCTGGTCGCAAGCGCCAACGCGCTGATATTTTCTGCGAGGCTTGGGCAAAGGCGGTTTACAGTAAGGTGAAGGCTCTAATGCCAGCCGTTCCCTTACATGCAGCGACCGACCAATATATTGCGCGCCGGTTCGATAGTCTTGTCGAGGTAGGCAATCGCAGCGCCTCGCTCAAAGGCAGCCGGCTCGAAAATGACTATTGGCGCGGGCACCAAGCCGGTCGCTCAATCGACCTTTCACAGGGCGTTGATGGCAGCGCCGCTCGGTTGAGGCTCGCATAATGGCCGACAGCTTGGGCTATTCGATTTTCCTGAAGCCAGATGACGTTGTTCGCGCCTTTGAGACGCGCGACGCACTTCAGCCAACTGTCCGCTGGTCGGAGATGATGCATGAAAATCATGCAGTCGCCTTCACCGTCGCGAAGATCGCCAAGCTCGATCTCTTGCGCTCGGTCCAGATGTCGATCGACGATGTGTTGCGCAACGGCGGGACATTCGAGGAATGGAAGGGTGCCATCCTCCCCGAATTGAAAAAAGCCGGCTGGTGGGGTTCCGTCACCAATGCCGAACTCACCGGCACGCCCGACACCGTCATAGTCAATAATCGCCGGCTACGAACGATCTACAACACCAACGTCCGCATGAGCATGGCGTCGGGTCATTGGGCGCGCATCCAGCGGCAGAAGGATATCTATCCATATCTCCGCTACCTGCCTTCAACTTCCGAACACAAGCGGCCGCTCCACAAGACGTGGTACGGCATCCTGCTGCCCGTGGACCATCCCTTCTGGCAAACGCATTTTCCGCCCAATGGCTGGGGCTGTAAATGTCATTTCGAGCAGGTCAGTGAGCGCAAGATGAAGCGCATGGGCTGGACCGTCACGCCCGATAAAGAACTGCCGCAAGATTCGCGCGTCTTTGTTGATGCCACCGGCCGTCAATTGAATGTGCCCGCCGGTATCGATCCCGGCTTCAGCTACAATCCCGGCACCGCGCATCTGCGGGCCGTCGCGGCGAAGGCCGTGGCATCCCTGCGCGCCGCCACCGACTCGGGCATGGAGGCAGTCGCCGATGCGACGCTGCGCGAAATTGTGGCGGATGCCGCCTTTGACCAATTCCTAGGTGCCCCCCATGGGGCCTTCCCCGTCGCCATTCTCGATCCGGCGCAACAGGCGGCAATGCAGGCTCGCAGCCGCGTCATCGTTATGCCCGAGGGCGTTTATCGGAAACAGCGCGGGGACATGCCGGCCATCTCGCGTGGGCACCCGGAACTGACGCCTGACAACTACCGCCTTCTGCCGGACATTGTGGCGCGCGCTTTGATCATCGCGCAGCAGGGCGACAGCAAACTGATCTTCTTCGCTGATGCAGCCGGGAACATCTGGAAAGCGGTCGTCCGGCAGGACATTGGAGACGATCTTCCCGTGCTGGTCAGCTTCCATCGCAGCCGCCCGCGCAACGTCGCCGCTGAGACCCGTAACCTGACCATCCTTGTGGATCGACGTCAATGATGTGCGGAGCGATGCGCGGCAGGGACTTCCTGTCCCCTGCTAAGCAGTCAACGGCCAGTAGCCTCGCGCTACGGAGGGAAGAATTCACCGCGTCGCGCGCATCGCTGGCTTTATATAGCCCCAACGGCGGCCATTTTCAATTCACCGCCGATGGGCGGGGGATGGGGCGCGCCAACGCCCCAAGCCGACGGTCTCGACCCGTCACGATCTGGCTGGCCAAAGCCGAAATCATCCCGCCATCCAACGCTGGACGGCGCGATCAAATAGAGAACATTGTGAAAGAGTCGAGTCCGTTTTCAGGGTCGCCGCAGGCGGCCTGCAATGACCATGCACATCACATGCAGCCCGTTGCGCCGGTGCGCCCTGTCGCCCCGTACATCGGCGGGAAGCGTAATCTGGCAAAGCGAGTTATCGCCCGCATTAATACCATTCCTCATGAGACCTACGCGGAAGTGTTTGTCGGCATGGGCGGCATTTTCCTGCGGCGCGACCTCCGACCATCGGCCGAGGTCATCAACGACTGGTCGGAGGATGTGTCGACATTTTTCCGTATCCTGCAGCATCATTATGTCGCGTTCCTGGACATGATCCGTTTTCAGATCGCATCGCGCGCAGGGTTTGAAAAGCTGCTGGCCACAGACCCTCGCTCGCTCACTGATCTGCAAAGGTCTGCCCGGTTTCTATATCTGCAACGCCTCGCCTTTGGCGGCAAAGTAGATGGCCGGACCTTTGGCGTCGCACCGACCCGTCCCAGCCGCTTTGATGTCACGAAGCTCGCACCGATGCTGGAGGCCCTCCATGAGCGGCTGGCAGGGGTCACCATAGAACGGCTGCGATGGCAGGACTTCCTGCTTCGCTATGATCGACCGGGCACGCTCTTCTACCTCGACCCGCCCTATTTCGATTGCGAAGGTGATTATGGCTCGCAGATGTTCGGGCAGGACGAATTTGCCGAAATGGCAGAGCGGCTGGCAGGCCTGAAAGGGCGCTTCATGCTCAGCCTGAATGACCACCCGAAGGTGCGCGAACTGTTCGGCCGGTTCAGCATGGAGGAGGTCCGCACAACCTATCATGTGAGCGGCAATGGCAAGGCTCAGCCAGCCCGCGAATTGATCATCAGCGACCCGGCCTGA